TCTTCAGTTTTACAAACTATATCGTCACCTGTATTAAGTTTTAATAGTTTATATGATTGGTTCATTGTAGTTTTACTTTTATTAGTTTATATTCAAAATGTTCATCGTTATAGATTTTGATTCGTTCTATCATGTGTAATAAAGTATAATTCTTTTTAGACTTCCAAGTCAAATCATCGCCTATATCATATAAGTTACAACTACTTTTAGTTTCACTTGTTCTCAATCCCCTGCCAATCGATTGCAAATTTCTAATCCGAGATTTAGAGGGAGATGCAAAAATAATATTATGTAGGTTTTTAATATTTATTCCTGTTGAGAAAGTCCCATATGATGCTACTATTATAGCATTATTTTCCTTTTCTGTCAATGCTCGAATTTGTTCTCTTTGTTCCGTATCTGTCCCACCATAAACAAAAAACACCTTTCGATTTTCGGCTTTATCATTAATCATTTGATATAGATTTTTACCGTGTTTTTCAACATACTGAAATAGGACAAGACTGTTGCCTTCTTGCTTTAGAGTCAAATTACGAATAAATTTATTCCGAGGTTCATGTTGTACTAGAAAATCCATTTCTTCTTGATATGTCTTTCCTTTGAGAGACTTTTTAATCTCATCCGAATAGTCTAATATTAAATTATATATTTGTAAATCAGCTAAAGTTTTACTTGCAATAAGTTTCTTAGTTGTAGTAACTTTATAAACGGGCCCAAATAATCCTTCAAGAACTAATTTATGTGTCTGAGTACCATCTAATGTTCCAGTAGTACCTATACGATAAGGTGCGCCTGGACATTTATTTAGAATACCTGTTAGTGATTTGGCCTTAAACAAATGCGCTTCATCTCCATAAATTGCCTGAAAATCATCAAAGAATTTTTTAGGTAATTTATATAAAGATTGCCATGTACTAATAACAACATCATATTCGTTAGACTTTTCATGCCCGCCGTAAATACGATGACAATGATTAGATGTTTTCCAACCATTCAAACAAGAGTAATCTTGAAAATCAGAATACATTTGTTCAACAAGCGAAGTAGTGGGGACTAAAATTAATTGTCGTCTACTGTATTTCTCATGCCAACGCATTACACAATAAATGATATATGATTTCCCGGAACCAGTAGGAGATAATAGTAATCGTCGACCATCACTAATTGCTTTGTATACTGCATCTATTTGATAATCTCTCATTTCAAGAGGTTCGCCTTTAGATCCAATATTAAGTTCTTTTATAAACTCTTTTACTTCTTCAAGCGTGCAAGGGTCAGCAGTGTGAACATACTCAGAATAATCTACAGTATAATCTCGTTCTTTGGCAAAATGTTCAACATATTCTTTTAGACCAACATATAACTCTTTTGTAAACATCGAAAAAAGACGCACTTTTCCATCCCACATACGAGATTTATAAAGCGGGTGAAATTTTGCACCAGGGACTTCAAATGAGAAATGATCGTTCAATTCTTGTGCAATTGAAGGTTCAGCATCAACATTTAAATATACTTCGTTCTTTTTTCTTATTCTTATATCAGACATTACATTAAACCGTTTGTAAATTTAGTCCATTCAATACTATTTTTAATATCCCATGTTCTACTATTCAATGATCTAATAATTTGTTCAAGTTGAAACATGACAGTTTTAAAATACTCAATCTTATCTTGTAGGATAATTAAGTCTGGATCTACCTGAAGAAATTCATCCATTTCATTCTTTAATGGTTTGTTGCCTTGCCACTGATTCCAGCCTTCGTCAGTTAATTCCAGTTGAGTCATTTCTCCTCTGAAATATTTGTATTTTTTGCGGCGAAGGTTTAAGTAGTCAGACTCAGCCTTACGTAAATTAAGCCGAGTAGATGTTAAAAAATTTAAATACTTAGAATGTAAAGTAGGGGTGCGAGCAGATTCATGTCCAAGATTTGTTTCGTCAATCTTACAATCATCCGCCCACAGTTCCTGCAGGTCAGATAATTTCATTGATTATCCAAGTTGAATAATTTGTGCTGGGTTGCCTTGGAAGTTAAATGATCCAAAGTGATTCAATGAGATAGTTGGGTCAAGCCAAATGTCTCCGCCGATATCTTGCCAACGTCTGCTGAATGTGTAATCTTCTGATAAGTAACGACGATCTTTAGGATCAATCATTGTGTCAAAGAATGCATAGAAGAAGTCTTGCAAATCTGGAGGAGTATTTAAATCATTGTTATACTTCAACTCAGGATAAGCTTTAATCATCTTATCCATTGCTTCACGTTTAATCATCATAAAGCCTGTTGCGCCGTCATGCAACTTAATTACGCCATTTTCAATAGCAATTTGTTTACTACCTGGATTAAGGAATTTAAAGTTAATAGCATAATCGCTACCAGCAGATGCAATTGCACCGTCAGCCATAGGTTCATCTTTTTTGCTAAGAACCATATCGCGAATACGTTGCCAGTTAACACCCTTTTTAGGATATGCACCAACACAAACTTCTTTATTGTGGGCAATTAATTTTAACACGTCTTCAACTTGGAATTCAATGTCAGCGTCAATGAACAACAACCGAGTATAATTGCTTTGAAGAAAATATGCAACTAATACGTTGCGAGCACGAGTAACTAAAGACTCATTAGCAATAGTACCAAATGCAATTGGGATTTGATGCTGGTTGAAGAATGTCAATGTGCGAACCATTGATCTGAAATATGCCTCTGTTAGCATGCCGCCATAACACGGAGTCGCAATAAAGATTTTTTCTTTACGCAATTCTTCGATGTTTATTTGTAGCTGCCCAGGTTGAGCTTGCTGTTGTGGCTGCGTTGCGGCCGGTTTGTTAAATTTTGGAACCGGAATTTTCGGAATGTTTTTCAATCCAGGTTTGTTATTAGTAGCCATAAAATCTCCATATTAATTAAATTTGCTCCACCTCAAAGAATGTGTATTTAAAGGAAGCGATTGCAGTAAAGTACTCAACACTAGCAGAAGCAATATCAAAATCCAAAGCTTCTAAAGACACTGGGAACAAGTCTTTATATATTATATTTACTTTAGGGGTATTTGTCGAGTCTAAAATCGATAAAGTACCATCCGAGTATGCCAAAACTTCTTTTTCGCCTTTTGCGTTGGTTACGAGTGGGAACGAACTTGGTCGTTTTGTTACGAATGATCCAAATTGACTGTAATCATTAGGAAAACCAAGAGCCACTAACCATCTATATAATTCTAAGTAATTTGACATATCTTCGGAAATTAAAAATCTAATAGTAAAGTCTCCGAAATTCAGTTTATCGCCGATGCGAGGAATATCAGTAAACGGTGTAGGTTGCACTGCAAATCCCATAGACAATTGCGGCAAGTTTGCTGATTGACAAGTAAACGATACACCTGGTATATCTTTTATTACAAACTTAAACGCGTTTGGTCTTAGGTAATCATTTGTTTTTGGCAGAGTACTGATGTAGTTCTGTTGTAAAACATCTATATTTGCAGTATACATTTAACATTCCTTTTACTAACATTAATATTTATAAGGCAAAAAAAGGGGGAATTTCTTCCCCCTTTTAAACAGTCTATGACTGTGTCGATCTTAATGCCGACTTATTTAATGTAAAAATTACATCAAGTTCAATACACGTGTACGACGATAATACTGATTACGATTAGCTGTAAATGTGTCAGCATCATTTGTATAACCGTCTGATTGTACAACATATGGGTTAGCAATTAGACCGTAACGTGTCTTGAAGCCAATTTTTGGCTGGAAGCTGTTAGGATCAACTGCGCGAACCATTTGTAAAGGAACATATGGGCAATAGAACATACCTGCGTCATATGGGCTAGAACCCTTATAACCAACCATGTAGAACTGATTTGCTGCACCTAGATTGCTGGAATACGGATCAATGTAAACTCTGTAACGACCATTCAATACACCTGCGAAAGTGTTGCCTGTGTCATCAACATTTAAGTTTGTGCTTAAAGCTGGAGCGTAGTCTAGAACACCTGACATAGCTAATGCACTTGCAACGTCTGCAGAGCAAACGATGAAGTTACCTTTACCACGACGTGTGTCTTGAGCAATGTGATTAGCATCACGCTCAATGTTAAACAATAGACCTTTGAAACGCTCAACAGACCAACGTCCATTAGAGTCAACGTCTAAGTCGAATGTACCAGCAGATGCTGTTGCTGGTGAACCAGGCTTAGCAACTTTGTAAATTGTACGAACAACTTCGCGATTAATTTCAAACATGAATTCTTGTGACAAAATGTTTGATAATTCTGCTTCAGCGTCAAGACCGTGAATAGCTTTCAAGTCTTGTGCTAATTCAACTGTATATTCTGCTTTCAATGCACGTGATTTTGCAGTAACTGTTGTCTTATCAATAGAGAAAGACATTTCGTTAAAGCCTTGCTCACCAGAAGTGCCCAAACCTTCAGCTGTTGCTGTTGTTACACCGCCTGGGGCTGTGAATGTGCCTGTAGGATCTAAAGTAGTTCCTTGTGCTGGGCTAGATGCAACTGCAGTACCAGAGAATCCAACGTTTGCTTCATTGTACAATGCTTCTGCTCTTGTTGACGGTGTACGTGCAGCGCCATATGTAGAACGCATTGCAAAGATCAAACCTGTTGGGCCTGTCATTGGCTGAACGCCGCAGATGTCATAAGCCATTAGGTTAGGCATTGCACGACGTACTAGACCGATCATGATCGGGTCATACTTGTCGATACCGCTTGTTGCTGAAATATTGTTTGCCGGAGCTGCCTCAAACATTGCGCTACGCTCTTCACGTAGTGAACGCTCTTGGTTCTCTAACAATACAGATGTAACTGCACGCTTGTATGAATCCTTGATCTCTGGAAGATCAGGGTGCTCTAAAATGGCTTGCCATTTTTGTTGTAGGTTTTCAGATAAAAACATTTTTTTCTCCTTGATGGAATGTCGTAAAATTACGCTCTTTTAATTGATCTTGAAAGTGCTTTAGCATATGCAGAAACTACTGACGAACCATCTGTAAATTCAGTTGGAACATCTGTTTCTTCTGTTAAAGTTTGTTGTGCTTGAACAGATTGGCTTGTGCCTTCTGTTACTACATTCTTTGGAAAATAATTATCTTTAATTACAGAAACTTTCTCTCTGTAAAGATCTTCATTTTCATAATCAACACCCTCTAATAGCTTGCCCAATTTTGCAGCCTCTGTGTCAGCTAAATC